GTAACGCTAGAATTTAATCAGGACTTTGCAGCATCAGGTCCTGAAATCACAATCAACGCAATTGGCTCATCACTTGTTGGAACAGTAGTTCCTATTGTAATCAAGCCAACATCAGGTGCAGCCAGTTCAACAAACCCTTCATACAGTTTTTCGGCCGTTTGCAGCGAGTGGCAGAATCTTCAAGCTGGCGTGGGCGAGCTATCAACGATTTCTGCGACTTGGCCAATCACGGGCGCAATTACAAAAGCCGCTTCATAAATGCCACGCCTTGTTCTCAATAACGCTTATGTGCTATTTGCAAGCAACGATATTTCGGAGTTTGTAACACAGATAGAATTGAAAACAAGCGTGGATACAATTGACACAACCCAAATTGGCGCACAATCTCGAACACGCCAAGCGGGTGTGTTCGATAACTCTGTGACTTTTCAGTTCAATCAAGATTATGCCAGTGGCGCCCTTGAACAACTTATCAATGGTACTTCGATGGCAAACACAACAGTCGGAACTGCAGTTGCAATGCAGATTAGGCCAGTAAATGCAGCAGTAAGTGCAAGCAATCCAAAATATACATTCAACGCAGTTATCACCGAATGGCAATCCGTATCAGGTGAATTGGGCGGGTTATCCACCGTTCAGGTTTCCTGGCCAATCTCAGGCAACATAACAAAATCAATCACATAAACTAGGGGGAAAAAATGGATGGATTATCAGTTAAAGTAAAAACAACCGATGGTGTTGAGGCTTCTTACAAGTTAACGCCTCGCATCATCGTTGCATTTGAGCAAAACTTTGGCGGGGGCATGCCTAAGCTGTTGGGGGAAGGACAAAAAGTAGAATTTATCTACTGGTTGGCTTGGAAAGCCCTTCAAACAAATGGACACATTGTAAAAGTTTTTGGACCTGAGTTCTTAGATACTCTCGTCAGCGCCGAATTGGATGCTGATGAATCTTTCGAATCCACCGCAACAGCCTAACTTTTATGATTGCAGCCGTTGCGGTTGAGACGGGTATTCCTATCAGTGACTTGCTTGATGCGCCTGAAGGTATCCTTGAAGCAATCACGATCTATATGAAGGAACGAGCTAAAGCCAATGGCGGATGAAGTAATTGTTCTTTCAGGTATCAAAGAAACTCTTGATGCTCTTAAAGAGTTTGACAAAGATGCAGTTAAGCGCTTCAACAAGGTTATCAATACCGAACTTGCAGGCGCAGAGCGAGATGCCAAAGCATTGATTGCAGGCGTTGCTGGTTACAATGATGACAATACCCCTATGAGTGGCTGGCGCAAAGCCGATGCAGCCAAACCTAGCAAAACTGTTAGAGGTGGCAAGGGTTGGCCTGGTTGGGATACTGGAGTTGTTCAATCAGGCATTAAGAAAACAAAAGTTCAGGGCAAGGTTCGTGGCGATTACACAACTAGCGCAGGCGCACTTCTCAACAAAACTGCAGCGGGTGCCATCTTTGAAATTGCAGGTAGGAAAACTAAACCAGGGTTCGGTGGCGGTTCGGGCAGTCAATTCTTACGAACATTGGCCAACAGATTTGGCAAGGCCTCGCGTGTAGTATGGCGCGTTGTAGATAAAGACAAAGACAGAATACAGGCAAATGTGGCGCGGGCGCTTGAGCAAGCAAAGGCCGATTTACAGAAACATCTACAGGGAGAGCGAGCTAAATAAATGGCAGTTGGCGCAGTTGTAGCCCGCATACTCACCCAGTATTCCGACAAGGGTTCAAAGGCTGCTCAAAAAGACATTAAAAAACTTGGTGCAAACATTGATAAGTTTGCAAAAAGGTCAGCAAAAGCCTTTGGTATTGCTGCCGTTGCATCTGCCGCCTTTGCAGCCAAGATTGGTAAAGATGCGGTTCAGGCTGCAATTGCAGATCAGAAATCTCAAGCCCTACTTGCTAACTCATTGCGCAACACAGTCGGTGCATCAGATGCGCAGATTGTAAGTGTAGAAAAAAACATCACGGCGCTTCAAAAGCAATTTTCAGTAGTAGATGATGAGTTAAGACCCGCCTTTGGTCGCTTGACTGCAGCGTTTGGCTCAACTGCGGCTGCATCAGAGGCATTGCAGATTGCACTTGATGTAAGTGCATTTGCAACTGTTGATTTAGCAACTGCATCCGATGCAATTATCAAAGCAAGTAAGGGTCAAACTAAGGCTTTGGGCAACCTTGTGCCTGGTGTTAGCGCAGCAACATTGGCCACTAAAGACTTTGGCAAGATTACAGATCAAGTTTCAAAGATTGTAGGCGGTGCTGCTGCCACTCGCGCTGGCACCCTTGAAGGCAAGATGAATGGCCTCAAGATTGCATTTGGCGAAGCGATGGAAACTTTGGGCTATGCCCTTTTGCCTGTTCTTGAGAAGTTTGCCACGATGCTTACAACACAGATACTGCCAAAGGTTGAAGCCTTTGTTGCATTAAACAAAGACAAGTTAGCCGCAGGATTCGCTGCTGCTGCAGAGATGGCCTTCAAATTACTCACCGCTGCAGTTGCATTTTCTGACTGGTGTGCAAATAATTTTGGTGTTGTAAAAGGTATGGCAGCCCTTATTGCTGGAATGTTTGTCGTTGGTCGCATTGCAGCCTTTGTAACTGCAATTCAAAGTCTTATTGGTGTATTCGCACTATTGCGAACAACCGCACTTGGAGCCGCAGTAGCAACTGCCTTTGCAACAGGCGGTGCAAGCATTGCTTTAGGCGCTGCAGCACTTGCAACGGCAGGCATTGGTGTTTACACCCTCAATCAAATGGTTGGGCCTAATGGAAAGGCTAATGCTGCAAAGAAAAATGCCTTGCAGAGCCGTAGTGGTGTCAGCCCCCGTGGTAATACGAACAATCGCGACTTTAGCGTTACACCTGTTACTAGCGCCCTTGATAAATTTACAACAGGTTTGAAAGATGCAACGAAAGCGCAAAAAGATAAACTAATCAATGAAGCGGCAGCGAAGAAAAACTTAGAGCGCCAAAAGATGCTTTCAGGTTCAACATCACTTGCTATTGGACAAGGCACAAAGTTATATGCAGCAAATAGTGGCAGAAATGTTAATGTCTATGTTGCAGGCTCTGTTTCAACGCAAGAAGATTTAGTGACTAGCATTGTCAACGGCATTGAAAGAACAACACGCCGTAGCTTTGGAAGTGTTGGAGCGTTTGATAAAGCATGACCGCATTTGATGGAGTTACTTCGCCTGCAGTAACAATTCAATTTTTAATGAGTGGCTCATTTGTCACAGTTGCAACCACTGATGTGATCAGCATAAATATCCGCCGTGGTCGCACTCGACAAAGTGAGCGCGACCAATGCGGCACATCTGTCATCGTGCTTAATAATTTCAGCGGTATCTACAATCCCGATGCCACCAGCGGCACTTATGTTGTGGGCGGTGTAAGCATTTTGCGTGATGGCTTACAGATGCGCATTGTGGCTACAATCGGCGGTACCGCATACAACCTTTACTACGGCTTCTTAGAAACAACAAGAGTAGATCAGGGCGAGGCACCAGCGGTAACAATGACTTTTGTTGACGGCATTGCCTATATCGCCGATGCCCAGGCACCAGCACTTGCCGCTGCCGCGAACGCCGAAACCGCAGCCACTCGCGTTGGCCGTATGTTAGACATTGTGGGCTGGCCAAGTGGGGCTTCACGCTCACTGACAGGTTCAGTTGGGATGCTTGCCACGGTGCAGAATCGCTCTTGTATGGCAATGATTTACCAGGCGGTTGATAGTATTGCGGGGCGTTTCTATATCTCACGCGATAATGTTGCAACCCTTGTGCCTCTTGCTAACAAATTCTCACGCCCAACGCAGTTGCTCTTTACTGATACAGGTGCGAGCAACACCGTGGGCTATATGGAGTTATTCACAAACCCTGGCACTTACTATGTAGTCAATCAGGCAGTAGTTGATCGCGGCAATGCCAACAAGCAATACACATCAACCTATAACATAAGCAAGAACGCATACGGTATTGCTAAAAGTATTTTTGATGCACCTGTTGCTACAGATAGCAACGCGCAGAATCTAGCTCTTTATGAGTCACGCAAATTGGCTGACCCACTTACCTATGTCGAGCGCATTGACTTTAACGCCCTTGCACTTGCAGATTATGGTGCTTTGTATCCTGACTTTCTAGCAACTGAACTTGGCGATCAGATAAGCGTTGTGCGCTCAGGTGTGCAATACAACCTAGTTGTCGAAGGTATGGCGTTTGCAATTGTGCAAAACAATTGGATGATGAGCTACACCACAAGCGCAATCAACCCATATTCAATTACGATTTAGGGGGTAGCAGATGCCATTATGCCCGCAGATTACTAATACGCCGATTACTGTAACTCTCACAGGCGATTTTACTATTAACGATGTTATACCAGTTTTGCCTGCTAACACAGAACAATTGGCAGCAGTTGAAACTCTTGTTGATGGCAAGGCTCAAATCTATTATCAAACTACTGCACCTGTTGGCGCTGGAATCAATGAAGATGATCTTTGGTATGACACAGACGATGGCAATAAGCCTTACATTTTCCGTTCAGGTGTGTGGGTTTCAGTTCAAGATGGCTCAATCGCAACGGCTCAATCTGCAGCCAATACCGCTCTTGCCAACGCTGCAACCGCAAATGCAGTAGGTGTAGCAGCGCAAAATACTGCCAATACTGCTCTTGCAAATGCTGCTACTGCTAACGCCGTAGGTGTTGCTGCGCAAGGCACCGCCAACACTGCTCTTGCAAACGCTGCTACTGCCCAAGCCGCTGCAGTTGCATCGCTTCAGCCAAGTGCTAACACGATTGTTAACGCCAGCAACCAAATGACTGCAATCAATGGCACTGGCATTACTGTTTTCTCAGGTGCATCATCCACTTCAGGCGCCCGTGTAGTTCTCAACTCAACTGGCCTTGCTGGATTTAATGCAGGCGGAACTGCGACTTTTTCAGTAAGTGCATCAACGGGCGCAGCGGTGTTTTCAGGCAGCGTTACAGGCTCAACAATTACTGGTGGAACGCTTAACATTGGTGGCAATGCCATCATTGATGCAAGCGGTCTTTTAACTGCTACTGGTGCAACAATCACAGGAACAATTACGACCAACAACATTACTGTTACTGGCGGAACTCTGACTATTGGTTCAACATTTGCAGTTACTGCGGGCGGAGTTTTAAGCGCAACAGGTGCCACAATTACTGGCACGCTGACATCAAACAATGTGACTATTACTGGTGGAACACTAACAATTGGTGCAAAGTTTTCAGTAACTAGCTTGGGTGTGCTAACTGCCGTTGATGGAGTATTTACTGGCACAATCACATCAACAAATGCAACAATTACTGGCGGTTCTTTGACAGTTGGTTCAACTTTTTCAGTCACATCGGCTGGCGTGCTAACTGCAACAAGTGGAACCATTGCGGGCTTTACCCTTAGCGCAACAACAATCACTAACGGCAGCACTATGACTCTCTACAACAATGGTGACTTTTATACAGGTGGAGTTGTCTCTTCAACAGGTGGGCTTTATTCGACAGCCCCTTGTAGTTTTGGTTCGACATTAGATGTCACTGGAACTACAACTATGACTGGTTCTGTGACTATGGGTTCCACTAATACATTTCAATACCTTTCATCAAGCGGAACTTTGCGATCACTTTACACCTACGGCGCAGCTCGTAGTGCATCTACTCGCACAATGATTATTGATTCCAGTGGCAACTTTGGAACAACAGCATCCACTCGCCGCAAGAAGCATGAAATTGCTTCTTACACAATTGACTCTGCAGCCTTATTGAATCTTGATGTCAAAACTTTCAAATATAAGCCTGAAATTGATGCAGCACAAGATGTCCAATATGGCTTTATTGCAGAAGAAGCACAAGAACTAGGACTAGATGAGTTGATTCAATACGACTCAACAGGCGTTCCTGACTACTTCGCCTATGAAAAACTGCCAATCTTTTTATTGCAACTTATTAAGGAACTTAAAGCTGAAATAGACCAACTCAAGGGGGAATAAATGGAACAAGAGATTGACATTCAGGCAGTGCTAAAGGCGATGCGTGAAACCATCGGAAACCAGGCACAAGAAATTGCAATCCTCAAAGCAACACTTGAGGCATCAACTAACTCATAACGGGAGAACCGCGCAAATGACACCAGCAAACTGGGCAGGCTTAATTGTCTCAATCATCGCAATCATCAGTGCCTTTGCAGGCTCAGTGCGTTGGCTCGTTAAGCATTACCTCAACGAACTCAAGCCCAACGGTGGCAGCAGTTTGAAAGATGCAGTCAATCGCCTTGAAGTGCAAATGGACATTGTGCTTGACCTATTGGCAAAGAAGTGAAGGCAACGCCAGCGGCAACGGCGGTGCTACGCCAGGCCACGGCCTTGAGGCCATTGCGAAAAAAACTATCTGATGGCCTATTGCCATCTGCTGCCCACCAAGTTCAAAATCCTAAGTCAGATCACAATACTGGCCTAGCCGTGGACTTGACCCACGACCCTAAGAACGGCATTGATTGTGCCAACATATTTGAGCAATTGAAGGATGATAAGCGCGTTGATTACTTAATTTTTAGCGGCAAGATTTGGTCAAAGGCAAGAGCTAAAGAAGGCAACCGCAAATACACAGGTTCAAACCAGCACAACAAGCACCTTCATATTTCAATCAAGGCAGAGTTTGCCAATGACACTTCACCGTGGTTTTGGTGGATGAACCAGCCTAAAATAATTACACAACTTGGTGCTAAAATCGTACCGATTCCTGCTAAAAAAGCATACAAAGCCGAAGTTTGCACTTGTTGCAAAGTCCACGGCAAGAAATAAGGGAGCAATCAAATGGAACAATTCAAGCAAATCGCATTAACTTGGTTTCGCGCTGCTGCTGCATCTGCAATTGCGCTTTTCCTTGCAGGCGAAAATGATCTAAAAACTCTTGGCTATGCCGCCCTTGCTGGCGCTGCAGGTCCAATCCTCAAGTGGCTAGATTCATCAGCCGTAGATTTCGGCAGAGGCTCAAAGTAACCCACCCCTAGTTTTTGGAGTAATTAAATGGCAGGTGAATACAACTTCACAATCGAGCAAGGCGCAACTTTCAATCTTCTTATGACTTGGAGAATTGACAATGTAGCAGTTAACCTTACTGGTTACATTGCCCGCCTACAGGCACGCATTGATGTTGATGAAACTGACACAATCCTCTCACTTACAACAGGTGCTGGAATTACTCTTGGCGGTGCCGCTGGCACAATCAGCTTAGATCAGACTGCAACACAAACTGCCCTATTACCAAAGGGTGAGTATGTTTATGACTTAGAACTACAATCAAGCGGTGGCATCGTCACTCGCTTACTACAAGGTGAACTTAACATTTCTGCAGAGGTGACTCGATAATGGCCACAAGCGTTGTAACGATTAACACTGAAGATATTGATGTCACTATCTCTAATGCACAAGGTCCTCAAGGTGCTGCGGGTGCTACGGGTGCTACGGGTTCGACAGGTGCAACTGGTGTAAGCGGCGCGACAGGTGCTACAGGTGCAACTGGTGCAACTGGAAATGTTGGAGCAACTGGAGCCACTGGCGTAACTGGAAATGTTGGAGCAACTGGTGCTACAGGTCCAGTTGGAGCAACAGGTGTAATTGGTGTTAGCGGGGCAACTGGAGTTACAGGCGCAACTGGTGCGACTGGAAATGTTGGCGCAACTGGTGCGACTGGAAATGTTGGCGCAACTGGTCCGACAGGTATTTCAGGTGCGCCATCAACTGTACCTGGTCCAACAGGTGCTACTGGAATTCAAGGAAATGTTGGCGCAAGTGGAGCAACTGGCGTACAAGGAAATGTTGGTGCCACTGGTGCAACTGGTGTCCAGGGAAATGTTGGAGCAAGTGGAGCCACTGGCGTACAAGGTGTGCAAGGGGTACAAGGGGTAAGTGGTGTTGTTGGTGCAACTGGAAGTGTCGGTGCAAGCGGAGCGACAGGAGCCACTGGCGCAGCATCAACAGTTCCAGGCGCAACTGGTGCGACAGGCGTAACAGGTCCTGCGGGTGTTGATGGTGGTTCTGCAAACTATTACGACTACACCGCAGATACAATCATCACAACAGGTGACCCTGGTACTGGACAAGTTCTATGGAATAACGCAACTCAGATTTCTGCAACACAAATTAACATTAACCATATCAACGCTGACAATGTAGATGTTGACATTTTTCTCAATCTATTAAAAACAACAGATGGTCTTATTCTTCAAGATAAAAACAACTCTGCAAATTTTCAAAAGTGGACAGTATCTAGTACGCCTATAGCCCAAGTTAATTATATCCAAGTTCCAGTTACTCTTGTTTCTTCAGGCGGCACTGGAACAACGAACTTTTCAAACAACCACGCCCTTATTGTTGCCATTGTTACCACTGGCGTTCAGGGTGCTACTGGTGCAACAGGTCCTGCTGGAAGTGCTGGCGCAATTGGTGCGACAGGTGCAAGTGGAAGTATTGGCGTAACTGGAGCCACTGGAGCAAGTGGAGTGCAAGGGGTTCAAGGGGTCGCTGGAGATGTCGGCGTAACTGGAGCCACTGGTCCTGCTGGTGGAATTGGTGCTACTGGAGTTGCTGGAGCAGTTGGCGCAACTGGTGCAACAGGTGTTGCTGGAGATGTTGGAGCAACTGGTGCTACTGGAGTTGCTGGAGCAGTTGGCGCAACTGGTGCTACTGGAGTTGCTGGAGCAGTTGGCGCAACTGGTGCAACAGGTGTGACTGGAAATAATGGAGCAGTTGGCGCAACTGGTGCAACAGGTGTGACTGGAGATGTTGGAGCAACTGGCGCGATAGGTGCAAGCGGAGCGACAGGGGCAACTGGAAGTAACGGCGCAGTTGGAGCAACTGGCGCGACAGGTGTGACAGGTGCAGTTGGTGCTACTGGTGCAAGCGGTGCAACTGGAGCTACAGGGCCTACTGGCGGGATTACATTCAATGTTACAAATAGCACTTCATCCGCTTATGTAATCAATGGTGCTAACAATCCAACACTGACAGTCATTCGTGGTATGAAATACACACTTGCCATCAATGCTTCAGGTCACCCATTTTGGATTCAGACAGTCTCAGGTGCTTATAGCAGCGGAAATCTTTACAACACAGGTGTTACCAATAACGGCGCAGCCGTTGGTAACATTGTTTGGGAAGTAGCCTTTGATGCACCTAACACTTTGTATTATGCCTGCCAGTATCACTCATCTATGGTTGGACAGATCAATGTCACAGATGGCGTTGGCCCTACGGGTGCAACTGGTGTGTCAGGTGCAACTGGAGCGACAGGTGCAACTGGAGCGACAGGCCCAACAGGTGTTGGAGCAACTGGCGCTACAGGTCCTGCAGGAACAAACGGTGCGACAGGTGCAACAGGCGTTAGCGGTGCCACGGGCGCCACGGGTGCGACAGGTGCCACAGGCGTTGCAGGTTCTGCCAGCGTTTATCGCTGGACAAAGACTGCAGCAGGTGGTGAAACATCACTGTCAGGACTCGACAA